CCTTGAGCCAGAAAAAGGGAAAGCCAACGCATCGTTGTGGGCAAAACATAAGACCACCGGATTAGTAACGCAATTTGTTCGCGGAAAAAAGAAAGAACATTATCGAGCCATGATTCTCGAAAAAGCAGGCGCATGATGCTCTGCCTGCCTTGGCCGCCAAGCAACAACCGTTACTACCGGCATATCGCTAAAGGCAAGCTGGCCGGGCGCACGCTGTTGTCTGAGGGCGGCAGGGCGTATCGGGCGGCAGTGCAAGCCGTCGTGGCGGCGCAGGGCGTCCAGACGCCGCTAGAAGGCCGTCTGATCGTGCGCATTTTGGCACATCCTCCCGACGCTCGCAGGCGTGACGTTGATAATCTTTTTAAGAGCGTTCTGGACTCGCTTCAGCACGCCAATGTTTTTTTAGACGACTCGCAGATTGATCACTTGAGCATTCACCGCTGCGGAAAACTGGCGGGTGGCAAACTGGATGTGTTCGTGGAGGAAATTGAAAATGAAATTTAACGATCCGTGGTCTTGGGGAATTGTGTGGATGTGGACGGCAATCTACGCCGGGTTTGGTCTGTCTATCTGGGGCTCGCACTACGTGGCCTCGATGCTCAACGATTGGTTGGCATCATGAGTGAGTTTGACGAACACCGGAGCGTTTTGTTGGATACCGAGTGGATGTTGGGCCTCCAGCTTGACCCAGCAACCCAAATGCTCCTGCGCACGTTCGCGGAGGGCGGCAAGGTTCTGGCTTGCGGTAACGGCGGCAGCGCGGCGCAGGCGAGTCATCTGGTAGGTGAACTCACCATTAGGTTCATCCACGACAGGCGGGCCTTAGCGGCGGTCTCCTTGGCATCTGATGCCGTGGCCCTGACTGCTGCCGGCAACGACTACGGGTTTGAACGAGCATTTAGCCGGCAAGTGGAAGCGCTGGGACAACCTGGTGATTGCTTGGTGGCGTTCAGCACAAGTGGCACCAGCAAGAATGTAAACGAAGCGCTGGCGATGGCCAGTCGAATCGGAATGCGCACGCTGGGCGTTTCTGGGCGGAAAGGTTTCACTGCTCACTGTGACGTTGACTTGATTGTGCCCAGCAGCTCGACGGCGAGGATTCAGGAGATGCACTTGTTGATCACGCATCTACTCCTGACTGGAGTAGAGAAACATCTGCCAGCGCTGCCGAACAAGCGAATGGTGGTTGATTTGGATTTGCAGGCGATGTATACGGTTCCTTAGTACTTTGTGCTCGACCTTGGGCGAATCTGGGTTAGGTCGTTAATCGGGAACCCAGTAGTCATCTCGTCGCATCGGGATGTGGATCAGACTTCCCTCTCTCCCATACCTTGGGGGGGTAGGGGGGCTGTATTCTGAACGCTCGAACATGGATCAGGGGTTAAGAGTAATATCTAGATCTAGATCTCTTTGAGGAACTCAGAATGTCTATCCAGAAAAAACGGTCGGATGGTTATCCCTGCCATCAGTGCGCACCAAGGGACTGGCGCAACGTGCCGGTTATCACTGGGGACTACGATTTCGACGCTACAATCCTGCATCGAAAGAACCTGGACATGATTGGCCGACTTGAACTCTACGTGCGGCCAAAACGTGCGAGTTACGGGTACAAAACCTCGTATGATGCTTACGAATCTTCAGGAGATGATTGACATGATGAAAAAAAAATCGGGCTACACGATGACGGACAAAAATGAAGGCACTTTGGCTACGAAGATGAAGGCCAAAAAAGCCGACACCTCGACCGGCGCCATGAAGAAATCCGCTAAGTACGAAAAGAGTTCGCCGAAGAAGACCCGCAGCTGATGCCGCTCAAAAAGGGTAAAAGCAAAAAAACCATCTCGGCCAACATCAAAACCGAGATGGCCCACGGCAAACCTCAAAAGCAGGCTGTGGCGATTGCGCTGCGCACCGCTGGTAAACCGAAGGCGAAATGATGGCTAACCTGTCCGTAGGCCGTGGCGAAAAACTTCCGACCAAGTCTGGCGCTGGCCTGACCGCGAAGGGCAGAGCGAAGATCAACCGGGAGGAAGGCAGCAACCTGAAAGCTCCGGCGCCAAACCCGAAGACCGAGAAGGATGCTGGCCGGAAGAAGAGTTTCTGCGCACGGATGCAAGGTGTCGTCGATAACGCCAAAGGTGATGCTCCACGGGCCAAGGCCAGCCTCAAGCGATGGAACTGCAAATGACGAAACCTGGGCTCTATGCCAACATCAACGCGAAGAGAAAACGCATCGAGGCCGGCAGCGGTGAGAAGATGCGCAAGCCGGGAGATGCTGGGGCCCCGAAGGCCAAGGCGTTCAAGGAATCGGCAAAAGGATCGGCAAAGGCCAAAAAATGACCATTGAAGACATCCAGAAAATCTATCGCGAAGCGGCAGAAATCAGCCATTTAGAAGGTCTTGTGGCGGTTTTTGAGGCGGGCGCCAAGGCTCAGCGGGACGATCCCGAAACGGCCAAAGTGTCAAACGGTTGACGTTAGTATCAGATGGCAGGAAAAGGCGCACCAAAGGGTAACGATTTCGCAGCACGTGGAGCACGCGTCAGACAGTCGTTGGAGCGAGCACTAGCAAGGCTAGGTGGCACGGTAGACAAGGGTCTTGACCGGGTGGCCGACCAGATAGTCGGGCTGGCCGTTGAAGGCGAACAGTGGGCCTGCACGATGATTGCCGACCGACTTGACGGCAAACCCCACACTACGATTGAAATGGCAGTGACAGACGAGAGGCCAACAGCACTTAATGCAGAGCAACTCGCAGACAAACTCGCAGGCGCTCTCGCAGGTCGAGCACCAGTTACAGAGCGCAGCATTCAGTAGCCTGCTGGCCGTCTGGGACGCACTGGATGGCAAAGGCCAAGACCACGCGGCGATGCGCTGGCTGGCCACCGTTGACCGTTACTATCTCCTGGTCAAACTCCTTGGCCGCACTGACGTCTGGCACCCGTGGCTGTATGACCGCTGCCGGGAGGTCGAGCAGCGACCAGACAACCACCTTGACCTCTGGGCGCGGGAGCACTACAAGTCCACGATCATCACGTTCGCGGGCATCATCCAAGAGATTTTGAAGAAACCCGAAATCACCATCGGGTTGTTCTCCCACACCAAGCCAATCAGCAAAGCATTCCTCGCCCAAATAAAACGAGAGTTTGAAGGTAACGAACTGCTCAAGACGCTGTTCCCTGATGTTCTTTGGAGCAACCCACAGAAAGAGGCGCCGGTCTGGAGTCTCGACGCTGGCATCGTGGTCAAGCGGCAAGGCAATCCCAAAGAAGCCACCATTGAGGCCCACGGATTGGTGGACGGCCAGCCGACATCTCGCCACTTCTCGCTGCGGGTGTACGACGACGTGGTCACGCTTGAGTCGGTCAGCACGCCGGAGCAAATCAACAAAACCACCGAGGCGTGGTCGATGAGCGACAACTTGGGCACTGCCGGTGGTCGCTGGTGGCACATCGGCACTCGATACAACTTCGCCGACACTTATGCGCACATCATGGGCACAGGCATCAAGCCGAGAATCCACCCAGCCACGCACGACGGCACCAAGGACGGCAGGCCGGTGCTGTTCTCAGAAGAGGAATGGGAACGGCGTCTGCGCACGCAGCTGGAAGCCACCATTGCGTGCCAGATGTTGCAGAACCCGCTGGCCGGGACTCAGCGCTGGTTCAACCCGGATGACCTCCAGACCTACGAAGCACGGCCCGAAACGCTGATGTGTTACCTCATGGTTGACCCGGCCCGCAGCAAGAAGAAAGGCTCGGCCAACACGGCGATGGCCGTCATCGGCATTGACTTCCAAGGCAACAAATATCTGCTCGATGGCTACGACCACAAAATGGATTTGCTGGAGCGCTGGACGCACATGCGAGACCTCTGGCGCAAATGGCGTGTCGCTCCCGGCGTCATAGGCATCAAGGTCGGTTATGAGCGTTTCGGTGCGATTGCCGACATGGACTATTTCGAGGAACGCATCCGCACGGAGAACGTCCAAGGACTGAGCATTGACCCGCTAGAGTGGCCGCACGACTCGCCGGGTTCAAAGGACGACCGAGTGCAGCGCCTGTTGCCCGACATCAGGAATCACGCGTTCCATCTTCCGAGAGAGCCGGGAGACGACGAGCCAGACATGAGTCCCCAGCAGCAGCGGATGATTGCCCAGGGCTACGATTACCGGGTGGCGAGGCCTATCGTGTACCGGGACGAGAACGGTCAGCTGTACAACCTCAGTGAGCGTTTCAAGATGCAAGTGGCGTA